CCAGTCTTCCCCGCAACAGGCGCGAGCAATTTCAACGGCAACCCAACAGCGGCAACAGCGGGATCGATCACAATCGACGGGGCGTCCTACGACGTGATGGCTTTCGACGTCACTCTCACGAACGGGATCAAAGCTTTGGGAGACGGGGCTTTCGTTGCAGGGGCCACCGACTATATTCCCATGGTTCGATCGGTGTCGGGGAACGTTACGATCCGACTCCGTAAAGACCACTTGAAAGCTTTCTCTCGTCGGAACAAATTCGTCTCCAACTTGAAGACTTTCCCCGCGACTCCGATCGTGGTTACGCTCGGCGACGAGTCAGGAAAGCGCCAAGTGATTACGCTCCAATATGCGGAGTTGGATTTCGGAAACATTACGATCCCAGAAGTTGAAGAGGCTGTTTTGAATCTCCCCTTCAAAGCTTTGGGAAGCGGTACAGGTAAGAACGAGATCACGTTTGCTTGGAATCAATAAGGGTTTCTTTATGTGATCTCGAAACTAGGAAGAAGAAGAAATGAACGAAGAAGACTCGGTCTCGTTTACTCCGGACCATGCGGACAACCTCGACCTCCCGGAAGAGGATCAGGCTTGGGTTGAAATGCTACCTATGACGGGCGAGGAGATCCGCGCTTATCAGAGGAGCATGGCAACCGTTAAACCTAATTCACGAGACGCTTTCGAGAGAGCGGGGAAGGTGGTCGCTCGTATCTTGAAAGATCGGGTTGTCCGGGTTCATAACTACTCGGACATTAAAGGCAAGGCGATCGAGGACGGAGAGTCTCTCTACTCGCGAGGGGAGACGGGTATGATCGATGCCGTTTATGAGGGACTGACTGAGATCAGCATCCTCCGAAAGGGTCTGAGAAAAAACTCGAAATCGTCGCTCGGCTCTCCTTAAGCGACGATCAATCCGTTAAGGGTTGGGGGTGTTCCCGGTGTAAGGGAGAGGACTTCGCGGAGGGCGACGCTTTCCGGAAGTTTAGAAACTGCGACTCGGAGGAGAGCGCGAGCGTCGGCTTCTCTTGGATGCCGTCGCTCCGTCGCTGTCCTTGGTCTCAGGTCGACGGGGCTTCTCTTGAGTTGTTCCGTTGGTGGACCGATTGGTCAGTCTTGAAGATCCTCCCTTGGAAAGGGGACCTTCTCGATCAACCTGCTTTTGTCTCGGAGGTGATCCAGTTTTGCGAGGGGATCAGATTAGAGGTAGAACGGAAGAGTCACGAGGACAGGATGAGCGAGATCAAGAGAAAGAGGTGATCTAATGGGTTCGGCAGATCAACAAGTAGGGATCACACTTACCGTCAAGGACAAGGTCTCGAAGACCGTCCGAAGGTTGGCGGGTGGTTTTAACAGTATGGGAAGATCTGCGGGGGGGATGCTCAAGAACGTTGGGAAGAGGCTCGCGGGTCTTCGGCTTAGTATCGTTGCCTTGAACTCGGGTCTTGAGATCCTCAGCAAGGCTTGGAACTTTCTTGGCGGCGCTGTCCGGAAAGCGATCGACTCTTCGATCGAGTTCCGGGGTTCTGAAGACAAAATGATCCGCAAGTTTACGGAGTCTAAAGACACTCTCGACTCTTACGCTGCAAAGCTGGGGGACTCTATAATCCCCGCGATCCTTGGGGTGGGTATAGCGATCGACAAGGTTATTCCTAAAGGGGAAGACTGGCTAGAAACCAACAGGGAACTAATCACTTTAAGGATCATTGAGTGGGCGATGAAGTTCTCAAGGATCCTCGTCTTCTCACTCTCTCGGGCTATTAACACAGTGAACCTCGGACTCGGTGGCGCGAAAATAATCCTCACAGTTTTGAAGGGTATGATCTCCGGGCTTGTGGGGACTGCTCTCAAGTTGTTTGGTAAGGTGATAAAGGTGTCGGGGAAGGTGAGCGCTCTATTTGGAAACCTCTTCGGTGGGAAGCAGGTAGCGGAGTTTGGGGAGAAAATAGAGAAACTTGGTGCTGACATCCTTCTCGTTGGGGCTAAAGCTTTCGTTTCTTTGGGTGATCAGGCAAAGGGGATGCACGATCTCCAAGAGTCTTTGATCGGGACAGCGGACGAGGTGATCAAAGTCTCCCACGAAGTTGAAAAACTAGCGAAGAAAGAAGCTGTGAAAATTCTCGTCGAGTTGGCTCCTACCAAGAAAAACAAAGCTGAAGAGCGTTTGAGGATTTTCGAGAAGAGCCTCGCGAAGTGGGCTATCAGCGTTCGGAAGAAGTACAAGGAAGCTTTTGACAAACCAACGAAGGACAACGTCGAAGCCTTGGACGTTTTAGCTCAAAAACTCGGACATCTCGGAGCGGAGGTCGGGAGTTTTGGAAAGCAGGACATTCCTCGCCTAGTAGAGAAAGCGCGTGAGTTGAATGTGATCTCTAAAGAGATGGCGTTCCAGCTAAAAGCAGATCCCGAAATATTCGAAGCGGGGATGGCTAAAGCGGTTGGGATCGCTTCCGCCTCGGTCGGGGAGATTAAAGGACAACTCGCTTTATTAGAAGGGGCCTTCGAGAGGCTCAAGGGTGTGATCGATACGAAGTACGGGGGCGCGATCCGGGCTGTCGGTGCGGAGGCTTTCAACCTGTTCAAAACGAACGAGGCTCTCGTCGATATGGAAGCCGCTCAGTTGAAGGACTTCACACGTCTCAAAATGGAACTAAACAAAAAGGTTCAAGACGGAGAGATCACAGCGGCAGAAATGAAAGCGGAACTCGATCAAACAACCCACAACAACCGTCTCGAAATGGTGAGCGCTGAAGAGGAAGCCTATAAAGCTCTTTATCGCGGGATTCGTGATCAGTTGATCGCCTCTGGTACTGAGTACGTTATTCAAGAAGGGATCAAAGTCGCTGCCAAGAAAGCCGCCGAGAAGCTGAAGACGAAAGCCGCTGTCGAGGGTGAGGCTATTCGATCCGGTGTGGCGACGGTAGGAGCGACGGAGTCGATCGCCAAGTCTGGCGCGGAGGGTAGCGCAAAAGCGATCTCTGCTTATGCCGGGATTCCGGGGGTGGGGGTTGCTCTAGGTCTCGCCGCTGCCGCTGTGGTTATGGGGGCGATCTCAAAGTATATGGGAATGTGGGCTGACGGTGGTTATGTCTCCGGAGGGACTCGCGGGAAGGACTCGGTCCCCGCTCTTCTAATGCCGGGAGAGTATGTCCTCAATACAGATCAAGTGGAAATGTGGAAGCGGCTCTCTCTGTCTATGGCGACGGGACCTAAGCCGCTGGATGGGGCGTATGCCGATGGTGGTTTTGTTCGTCGTGGTGGTGGTGTTCCTTCTGGTTCCCCTTCTAACGGGGGTCCTTCTCAGGTCTCTCTCTCCTTCGAGTCAAACCAGTTACCCAACAGAGCAGAAACAAAAAGATGGGTGAGGTCAACCCTCGCTCCTGCTCTCAAAGAGTTGAATCAACAAGGAATGATGGTAGGGGTTTGATGGGTGGTTTATTCCAGCACTGACATAACTTCTGAGGAGTTGGACGGTTACGATCTTGACTGTCCTTTTTTCGTAGGGGCGAACCTTCTCAAAGAGAGTGTAATTTCTCACGCTGCTTTCTCTTCGTCGGGAGACCCTACAACCGCGACAGATCGGTCCGAGGAGTTCGCTCCTATAGAACGGGTCTACGACGGGCTTCTCGATCTCCCTTGCGTAATGTCCCAACACCACGCTTTCAACTACACTTCCGCCGGGACTACTCGCGTTCTGTATCTTTCCTTTAAGTTCTCCTCCCCCCTCTCCTTCGACACTTTGATCCTTGCAGGACATAACGCCATTTCAGATCGTTATCTTCAAATGCGTTTGGTTATCTCTAACTTGGACGACTTAGAAGCTCACAGTTTCCACATCATCTCGGGGGGAGACGTTTCTACGTTTTTGTCTTCCTCTCTTTGTGATTATCGCCACACAGACACTTCTCTCGGGACTGGTTCCACTCCTAAGATTTTCTCCGGGGTTGAGCACTTAGCGGTTAGTTTCTATCCGGGGGGAGAGCACTTCGCTCCTCGCTTGGGTGAGTTGGTCCTCGGAAAGAGGCGACAGCTTCAACACCATCCGGAGTTCTCTTGGAACCCCGACGACTACAAGGGAACGACTTCAGACTTCCACACGAACGGGGGGAACGTCTTTCGGTACACTCTCGCGAGAGGTCAGGCTGTTAGGCGTGTTACTCTCACGCTCACTTCAGCGGCAGAGGTGGCGGCGGTCGAGGCTTGGTGGTCGGATTGCAATCACGGGAAAGATCCCTTTTGGTGGGTCGAGACTCCGAAGTCCGATCCGAGAGCTTTCCTAATGCGCGTCGTGAACGCCCAACTCGATTTCCCTCAGTCTTTCGGATCTGAGGGTCGGACGCTCACTCTTGATATGATCGAACAGTCTCCTTTTTATATCGACGAGAGGAGCCTCTCTTGAGTTATTCCTCCACTGAGTTGACGAGTAAACAGCAATCAGATTTTGCTAATGACTATCCTATATTGATCGGGAACAATGTCTTCGATCAGAGACACCTCTTCGAGGGGACTTGGGGGGTTCCTGCTTCTTCCCTCGATAAGACGGACGCCTCTTTCCCGTTCTACAATATGACGGGGAGAGACGCGACGAGGGTCTCGAAGACGACGGGATCAGACACTCAGCATTTTATGAACTTCAACACTCTGGGGGAGTTCGTTCGAACGGGCGCTTCTACCGATCTTCTCAACCCCGATCGCGTGACGTTTCCCTTCGGGTCCGACGAGAGCATCGTTCCGGGGATGTATATTCTCGACGATTGCGGAACCGCTGTGGTCGGGGATCGGATCCTCCCCCGGTTCGCGAAAGTGGTCTCTGTTCACGCTGGCTCTTCTAGTCCGGGGGCGCACGTTCTGATCGATAAAAATATCCTGAAACAAACGGGATATTTCACAGCGCGATTTTTCGGGAGACCTGAAGCGGACAAAGCGGTCTTTGATTCGGTGGTTCTTCTGAATCATAACATCCATAACGGCTCGGGCGGTTTGGGTAATAGCATAAACACGACGGTTCAAATCCGAAACACTGACGGGGGGACCGCGACCTCGATCACGGACGGGGACTCCGCCGACAACCCGGACAGCGGCGCGATCACAAAGCTGACTCTCAGGTCCTCCTCAGACGGTTCCGCTCCCCGCTTGTACTCTGGCGCGGAGTATTCTCAGATCGTCCACTACGCCTCCTCTGGACCCGTTACAGGGCTTTCTTGTGGGCTAGTCTGGGCGGGTCAACGGTGGCAGCTTCCCCGGTGGCCGGATAAGCCTTATCACGACAAGGGAACTCGCTCCGACGCGATCGACTTCTTCGGGAAGTCGGGGTTCTCGGTTCGTCGCAGCAGGTGGCAGGGTCAAGCGTTTCGGTCGTGGTCTATCCCATTGTCTCACTCAGAGGATGTGTCAGGTTGTAAGCTCTTCCAAGAGGGAACGGATTTACTGA